GGGTTAACTCCCGCGCTCCCGCAGGTCGGGGGAAACTTTCGTTACCCATCAGACAGGCTGACAAATCCGGCTGGACCGGAACCCTCGAAAGGGCGGGGTTTGGGCCTGTCTACGTTTCTTTTGTCTTTAAACGCTCTAATTTGGTCGAGAATGAACTCAACCCGGGAAAAATCCGTAACCACCTCTGACGTACAAACAGGTGTCGGATCAACCGAAAGAAGTTCTTCGAATTGCTTTTCCTTCCATCGTCGGACGAAGATAGCGAGAGTTTTCTCTCGCTCCGGCGATTTCTTCCACCTTAAAGCACGAGCCGCGTGCGAATAACGCGGTGCTTTCTTTAGGGTTGCCACTCTCTTTGACCACGCCTTCGTGTAACTGTTGCGGGCCAACACAGATTTCCATAAGCAGCGCTCCCTAACCCGTTCGACCTCACGATCGATGGTGGCAACTTGCTCCTCGCGGCTGAGCCAAAAGCCGTCCGGGACGTCTTCGACGGGGAACAAATTGGTCAATTGCGGCCCCGGAGGGGCTTCAGACACCAAGGCTGTCCTAATGGACTTTACACGAAGAAGTGCTTTCTTTAATTCCCATGGGTGCTTTTGGGAAACCTTCGCGCGAGGTTTAGCTAACCTGGACGCGTTGTTTTTTACCACTTCAACGATGGAGGCCGTATGCACACAAGATTCGCTGGCGAACTTGACGACGTCCTCAACCTCTGAGCCCATCCAAAGGGCACTGACATTTGTCTTTCTTCTTAATCTACCGTCCACAAAAACAGTGGAATTAATCTCTGCTGTATCAGCCGACCGTAACGTCTTCTCGCAATTGGTAACTAGACCAACGGAAGCGCCCTGTTCGCTGATGGCGGATGCAATGCACCCACCGGACGTAGATTTCATAAGAAGATCATCGCCATTAATCAAACAACGATGACCGGTCCATTCCTTGAACCGGATTTTCCCACTTGTCATAAGTGTGGTGAGCGCCATGTCGACAACGGTCTTGTTAACCAAGCAGAGCAGTGGAAAGCTCATCAAGCTTCCCATCGGCTGCCCGCTTTCGGCGGTATACCCGTCGATCCGAAGATCGCCTAAAACGTCCAGGCACCGAACCTCGTCGTCACTTAACCCCACACTCTTTTGTTTGAGCACACCTATCATCGCGCGTACATACGCCAGCTTAATTTTGTCGGTCGCTGACGAATAGTCAAAGCTAAGCCAGTTCGACCCGGCACAGCCTTCGAGTAGGTGGGCTAACTTCTCACGGGTAGGGCTACCCACAAGAAGCCATCCCTTCCGTTTGAGGATTGAGTAAAGACAGTGGTGCAG